CCTGCTGATGCCAGTCAGCGCCAAGGTTTCGCCCAATGACTTGTTTGTGAAAGACAAGTATGTGAGTGAAGAACTGCGCAACTTGGCCAAAGAGCTGGGCATCCTAATGGTAACTGCAAGTCAGTTGAACAGATCAGCTGTGGAAGAGATTGAATTTGATCACTCACACATTTCAGGTGGTATCTCTAAAATCAACACAGCTGACAATGTGTTTGGTATTTTCACCAGCCGTGCCATGCGTGAACGTGGCAAATATCAGATACAGTGCATGAAGTCTCGAAGCTCGACCGGCGTTGGTCAAAAAATTGATCTGGAGTACAATGTTGAAACAATGCGCATTACTGATGAAGGCGGGGAAGAATCCAACCGACCCCAAGGCTCAATCATGGATTCAATCAAGGCCCGCAGCCAGGTCAAGCCTGTTGGTGCCCCAGAAGAGTCAGGCGGCACGTCTACTGCATGGGAACGTGCCACAGGAACTCCGGCCTGGGAAAAACCACCACAGGACACTGGAAAAATCACAGCAGATGTGCAAAGTGCCAAGCTAAAGCAACTGCTGGGACAGATCAAAGCAAATTAAGCTATTTCTCCCTTGATCACAGCATAACGTAACACTACAGCATCACTTGCTGATGCTGCCATGATATTGCGTACAGACACTTGTGCATTGCCTGCATTACAGATTGCATTAAAATAGTAACCGCCTGCGTTGGCTGTGCTGGTTTGATTGAGTATCAGCAGGTCAGTGTTGCCAATGTAGGAATTGGTCAAGGTAAAATTCACTGTGGTGGCAGCCGCCAGCGATGCATTGTTCAAGGTAATTTGTCCAACAGGTTTGTTTAATGTCACACCTGTGGCTTTGTTGGTTGCTTGTGTTACTGTGCCGCCTGTACCAGCAGCTCCTTGATATCCAATTGTTTGCCCTTCGGCTGCTAACAAAGGACGATTCAAATCAAATATGGTAATGGTGGTTCCGCTGTCGGCTGTAAAGAAACGGAACTGATATGTGCCTGTGGCAGCAAATGTAATCACATTGGCGCTGTAGCCTTGAACTCCTGTAGTGCCCAAGCTAACTGCCGCGGGCAAGGTCAATGTGTAGGCAGTGTTGGTAATGTTCACAGCAATGTCAATGCTGCCGGCATCACCGGCCACGGGCCAGTTGGCAAAACTCAGGGAAACACTGCCTGTGGTTGTGATGTACTGAAACTGTCCAGCAGAATAGTCCACGGTGACTGTGCCCGCAGTGGCTGTGTTTTGTAGATAAGTGTAACTGACGTCATTGAGTTTGACAGCATAAATCAGGTTGTCATTCATGTTGTTGTCCAGGGTGCCACCTGTCAGGGCAGATTTAACCACAACCTTGCTCTGCAAGTCAGTGATTTCATCGGCAGCATACTGAAAATTGGTTTTTGTAGCGGTGAAATTGTCCCGCATGCCTTGAGTGTTGTTGGGTTGCCCGGCAATGGGGTAGGCACCGTCGATGTTGTTGGGATTGATTGCGCTGGTCATTTGAGATCCTTGTGTTGCAGATATTTATCGTTAGTCCCAACACGCTAAATAATCAAAAGGCTGATATAATGCAAAAAAGAACCCGCAGCATTCTTGAAGAACTTGACAGCATGTATGTTGAACGTGATCGCAGACTGATCATTGAAAACCGTGCTGGCAACCTCATTGAGACTGCTATTCGCTTGCTGGAACAAATTGATGCAGAGTACACACCCGAGCAAGCAGAAAACCTCACTCGCAAATTGTTGAATGCAATACGCACTCGAGACACCGGAAAGTTTGCTAGATCAGTACGGAGAACACATGCAGATTCATGAACTAAGTCGCCGCCGCCAAACCAATGAAGGATTTATGGATGCCATGAGAGCCATTAAATCTGGAGCGGCACAGAGCATTAACCAAAATTTGGGAACCAATATTGGTGGTGCCACAGCCGGGGCCACAGTTGCTCCGGGCTATGCGCAACAGGCAGCCACTGGTGCAACAGCACCTTTGATCAACAAAATAGCTCAAGAAAAGTCTGAGCAGTGGGACCAGACCTTGGCAGCGGCCATGAAAAACGAAAACACTCCTTACATGAGTCAGCTGGATGGTAACAATTTAACCACCATTGCAACAAAAATGGTCAACAATGATTTAAGAACTCTGGGAAATGATTATAAAACTCTAGCAGCCAATATTGATCCTGCCAGCATGGGCGGCAAGGGACAGCAAATGGCCCGGGATATCGTGACACGAATTGATAATGAAATTACAGAGTTGATCAACACAGCTAAAAATCCCAGCTACAATCCCAAAACACTAAAAGACCTAAATCAAAAATCTTGGCAAAAACTGGCTGGATTAATCCACACCGCCATGAGCATGGGCCAATTTCAGCGCGGCGCATCAAACCCAGCCGCAGCCACTGCCAGTAATCCTGCTGCAAGTCCTCAACTGAATGCTGCCATGCAGGCCATGGGGGTTGATGCCGCTGGACTCATGAAGCTCAATGCCGCAGTGCGCCAATCAGGACAAAAACTAAACATCACATCTACAGGTTCTTCCCTTGTGGACAGTCTTTTGAAAGCAGCAAAATTGTTATGAATGTATTTGAAGGTGGCAACGTATTCAAAGATAAAATGGGCATACCACTGACCCAGCGTATCAATCAGGCCGACATTCCCGGCACCATACAGTGGTTGGAAACAGTGTTGGACATGGACCTGTCCGGTGACGACGATCCTGACACAGGATACCCCAGCCGCTGGCTGGGCAGCACCGGCAAAAAAGAATCGTCAGGTGATCTTGACATTGCCATTGACACCAATCAAGCCTCCAAGGAAGCCGTTGCCGCCAAGCTGACTCAGTTTGTCACCAGTCAGGGGCAGGATCCACGTGAGTGGGTAAAAAAAGCCGGCGAAGTACACTTCAAGACTCCCATCAACGGTGACCCTGCACAAGGCTTTGTGCAAACAGACTTTATGTTTTTTCCCAATGTGGACTGGGGCACATTCTTCTACTCTGGTGGGGTAGACTCTGCGTATAAAGGCATGAACCGCAATGTACTGATGAGTAGTATTGCCAAGCAACTGGGACTCAAGGTCGGTGCCAACGGCATGTTTAGCCGTGCAACCAATCAACTGGTCAACCATGGCATGGATCCTGACTATGTGGCGTCGGTGTTATTGGGCCCAGGACATGACCGTAAAAGTTTAAAAAACGTAGAAACCATTTACAATGCTCTGTCAGCTGATCCTCAGCGTGATGCCAAGCTGGCAGATTTCCGTGAATATCTCCAGCGTGAGGGCGCAAGCGAGCCCAGCGTGGTCAAAGAAAATGATGTGAACTTCCTGGCTCGCCTGCGTGATCGCATTGTGAATCAAGGCATGCAGGCCATAGTGGAAAACCCTGGGTCTGCCAATCCCTATCAGTTGTATGAAGCCGAGGCCGCTGGAGTTGGCGGTAGAGCCAAGGGCATTGAACACCTGGAAGATCTGGTGTTCCGCAAAGGATCACAGGGTGTGCGTGAAGCACTGGCCATTATTGATGCTGCCGCGGCCAATCCTGGTGGCACCACCACGGTGAAATGGGATGGCAAACCAGCCATAATTTTTGGGCGCAAACCCAGCACAGGTGAATTTGTACTCACAGACGGTTCGGGATTTGAAGCCAAGGGCTACGATGGACTTGCCACCAGTGTTGATCAACTGGCACAGTTCATGAACATGCGATCAGGCGATCGTCGCGAATTGATTCAGTTGTATGCCACACTGTGGCCCATGCTGGAAGCAGCAACGCCAGCCAACTTCCGGGGCTATGTCAAGGGTGACTTGTTGTACATGGATACCCCACCCGAAGTGTCGGGAAACTATGTGTTCCAGCCCAACACAGTTGAGTACAGAATTCCAGCTCAAAGTTCCTTGGGTCAGCGCATTGGTGCCAGCACAGTGGGCATTGCCATGCACAGCATGTATGCAGATCAGGGCGAGTCTCGACAGCCTCTGAGTCGTGTGAAATTTGTGGATGTTCCGGGACTGTTGTTGATTGAACCAATATACGGCAACGAAATTACCCCCAACAAACCATTGATCAAAGAAATCAAAACACTGTTGAGCACTCGGGGCACTGCAATTGACACCTTGTTTAATCCTGCAGAATTACGCACTCAACAGATCACAGACCTAGCCAAGCTGTGTGTGGACTACATCAACTATAGAATCGGCACAGGGCATTTTGAAAATCTCCTGGGCGAATTTGGTAAATGGTTGCAGAGCAAGGTCAGCCCTAGAAAATTCAACAACATCATTGAATACCTCAAAAGTCCCAGTTCCAACACTGAAGGCATGGCAGCGGCATTTACCCTGTTCTTGCTGTTGCATGATCTCAAGATGGATGTGCTGCAACAGCTGGACCGGCAGAGCCCGGGCAACGAGGGCTGGGTCATGGCCACACCGTCGGGCTATGCCAAAGCTGTGGATCGTTTTGACTTTACTGCTAGAAATCGTGCTCGAAACAATCCTCAATCAGCGTGATTTTTACCAAATGACTAAATAAGTGTAGGGCAAAGACGCCCACAAACTTAAAGGAAAATCTATCATGGCTTATTTTACTCGTGTTAATGGTGATGCACAACCAGTATTTGCATTGGACGTACAGAACGGTCCACTGAGCCCAACCAGCAACATTGCTGCCAACGGCCCAGTACAACCAGCTGGCCCCAAACTGGAATTTTTCAGCTTGACTGCCAACGCTACTCTGATTGCTCAAGGTGGTGTTAATGGTTACATTTCCAACGTTATTCAAGCAGTTCAACAAACTGCCACCGTTGCAATGTATCAAGTTACTCCCAGTGCTCCAACTGTGTTGAACATTGCCCTGTACCCAACAGGTGCTTACACCACTGCCACTCTAGTTGCTGCTGCTCAAACAGCCAACGCTGCTATTGGTATCCCAACAGCCAACGTTGCTGGCTCAGCTACTTTCACTAACGTCTAATCCACGCTGGTATTGAACGGCCCTGGAATATTCCAGGGCTTTTCTTTGACCGTTAAATACCAGTGGAATGAAAATACTGTGTCGTACTCTTTTTGATTGCAGCCGCACCGGCGTTACCGGGCACTTCAAAGCCACAGCCATGCCTTTTCAGGATCATGCTGGACAATGGGTGCGCAATCAGCATGACTGGAACAAGAGTCGCAACCAACAACGCAACTGGGAAACACTGTTACAGATCATTGGATTGAGAACACAGCCGTTTGAACTGTCTAATCCTGTGTGCGATGCAGGCACCTGGGAATTCACTTTTATCACAGAGTCCGAAGGTGTTTATGGTTTATCCAATGATCCTGATCCCTTGGCCGGACTCAAGCATGATTGTGACAACGTGCCCATGATGATCAATCTAGATGAAGAATATGGTATTGACCCTTGTTTGATCACCCAAGGTCACGCACAAAATATTTGGTTTGAATTGGTAAATACAGCATTGGAGAATTCTCATGTCTGAAACTACTGAAATTGAAAAACACAGTTTAGAAGCTCATGTTGAGTTGTGCGCTGAGCGTTATAAAATGCTAGAGCACAAACTGGAAGTTGTGGAATTGTCAGTCAACGAAGTCAAAGAAAATCTTGACGGAATTGGGGTAAAAATAGACTCAATATCCAACAAACGCAATGATCAGATCATTGGCTGGGGCATGGCTATCATTGGTGCCTTGGCAGCCACTGTGGCCTGGCTGTTGCAACAATATGTTTTGAAATGACACCAACCGAAAAACTAGAACGATTTGCCGACCGAGAACTGCGGCGTAACATACAGCACATTCTAGTTGACAATGGGTCAGACACAGTGGTGGCATTTGGTGTGTATGTGATACACCAACAAAGTCAATTGGTAACAGTGTCAACCCCAGATCAAGAGCATGGTGAGTTCAGCAATCGACGCACAGCACTGAGCTGGTGTACCGCTGACAAGTTTAAAAAATACAATCTAGCACGAGAAATACAACAACTAGATCAACGACGTCGTGGGTTGATTAATGATTTGTACTGTCGTACAACTCTACGGGATCGCAGTCGTGATGCAGAGTTCAAAGAAATGATTACAACCAAACTAGAACCCAAGGTCGAACACCTGCGTTACATAAATACTGAGTTAGAAAAATGTATAAATCAGGCTAAATACCTGCAAATTAGAGGATTCAATAATGAAACTGCAAGAACTCTCGGCTCCCAAGCCAGCAAAGCAAATAGCTAAAGTATTTGAAAGTTACTTTGGTAACAACATCAAGTTTGACCGTCTCACCACTGGTCAAACTCGTGCCATGTTGACCAAGGTACGTGGTATTCTTGGCGAAGCTCGCAAGAGCAGTGCTCGCCACACCAGCGAACAAAATCCTCAATATTTGCAATTGGTCATGATGGAACAAGCACTGATAACCAGATTATCAGAAGACTTGCCAGTCCCACCAGGCCAACAAGCACAGCAAACAGATCCTGCACAGGCCGTGGCCAAGGTCAAGGACCCCAAATTGGCTGCTGCTCTTAAAAAGTCAGCTGCTGGTCAAACACTGAATCCCGATGAACAAAAAATGGTAGCCGGTGCTGCTCTCATGAAAGCCGAAAGCCGTTTGCGCAATGCATACCGCATGCTGAAAGAATCAGAAGTTCAACAAGCCCAAGTGGTGTTGGCTGCACAGGATCTAGTGGACAAAATGCAAGGCATGTTGGAAGATGTCAGTGAACTACAGTTCAAAGAACTACCTGCACTAGTTGATTCCATCAAGAATCAAGTGGGCATTGACCAGGCCACACAGTTCAATGCTGATGCCTCAGCGGCGCTGAGTGGACTGTTACAAAACATTCAAGGTTCCAAACAACAACTTGACGCTGCGCTGGGCGTGGTAACTGGTCAAGCACCCGCAGGTGCCATGGCCGGCGACATGGCAGCTGCCAATGCTGGTATTGATGCCGCAGCAGGCGACATGGCCGCCGCAGGAGAAGCAGGTGCCATGGCCGGTGCCGAAGCCGGTGTTGACGATCTTGATGCCATGGCAGCTGATGCTGGTGCCGAGCTAGATGCTGAAGAACCCGCAGGTGGCGCTGGCCTAGGTCGCGCTCGTCGCTGATGAAAATATTTGAAGTTGCAGACTTTCCAGGAGCCACTCCTGATCCTGAACAATTGTTGGGGCTGGTACAGTTTCTTGATGGCCGCGCCGAAGACACTGGTGCCAAAAAACAAATCAGTGTTGCTGCATTTATTCAACTGGCACAGAGTTTAGACATTGATGTCAGCCAAGACAACGTGGCCGATCTAGTGGGGCAACCTCCCTTGAGTCAGGTGCTGAATCCCATGGAACCCGGCGCAAACACCATTACATTCAAATCACCAGGTCAAGAAGCCGCGCCGGGCATGCCAGTCAACAAGGCACAGGACATTGTGGCCACAGCTGCCAAATCAGCCATGAAAAAAGACCGCAGTCTCGGTTAACATTGGCTTTGTAGTTGACACTGGGTGGTTTTTGTGTTATACTACAAAAATGATTGTTCAACGCTATAATTACACCCCTCTTACCAGAACCACAATTGAGGGCAAACGCCACTATTGTTTGCCCGATGGCTCCAAGGTTCCCAGTGTCACTACCATACTAGACAAAACAAAACCACGTGAAGCACGTGAAGCCCTGGCCAATTGGAAAAAAGCCGTGGGCGAACAACGAGCACAGGAAATTACCACAGAAGCTGCCAATCGTGGCACACGCATGCATGCCTATCTTGAGCACTACATTCTTCAAGAAGACATGAAACCCTTGCCCGGCAACCCATTTGCACACCCATCATGGTTCATGGCAGCAGAAGTCATCATGCAAGGTCTGCAACCCAATGTTATTGAATTCTGGGGCACAGAAGTTCCGGTGTACTACAGTGGGTTATATGCTGGCACCACAGACTGCCTGGGCTTGTGGAAAGGCCGGCCTGCCATCATGGACTTTAAACAAAGCAACAAAGTAAAAAAACGCGAGTGGATCGGGGATTACTTTGTGCAACTTGCTGCCTATGCAGCCGCACACGATGAAACACACGGCACCAGCATTGACACCGGTGTTATTTTAATGGCTGTGCAACCCAAAACTCTCCCTGACGGAACCATGGATAAACCCCAATATTTGGAGTTTGTGATTGAAGGTGATGAGTTTGCATACTGGAAAGATGAGTGGATGAAACGTGTTGAGCTGTACTACCTCACACGCTAAATATGTGATCACTCAAGGATTACAACTGTGGCAATAGTACAAATTTCTAGAATCACCCAGCGCAAGGGTCTTTACACCGACTTGCCACAACCACTGGCACCGGCTGAAATGGGCTGGGCTGTAGACGAACGCAGACTGTTCATTGGCAACGGCACTCTGGAAGAGGGTTCGCCAGTGATTGGCAACACTGAAATTCTCACTGAATATTCAGACATCTTAAATTTCACCACGGGCTACACCTATCAAGGTGCTGCCGCAGGCTACAGTGTTCAAACCGGTGCATCAGTTGGTGTTCCAGTCACGCAAAGCATACAGCAACGACTGGACAGCTTTGCAGTGATCACAGACTTTGGTGCCACTGGAGACGGTGTGACCGATGTGACCGATGCAATTAACCGCGCACTTTATCAACTGTACTGCCGAGAAGTCAATCCGCAAATTCGACGTGGCTTGTTCTTTCCAGCCGGCATATACATTGTCACAGACACCATCAATATTCCTCCATTTGCATTTTTATACGGCGAAGGTGCCGACAGCACCAAGATACTGTTCACAGTGGCTGATTGGAATTTTGCCGCTGCTTGGCCGGCTGGCACTCTGGTGTACTACACTGCCACTGGTGAATATTACCGAGCCAATATTGCTGTGCCACCCAACACCAACATTGGTGACGTATCGCCCAGCAGTGAGCCATACTGGACCGAAGAAGCCTTGCCCAACTATGTGTTTAACACAGCTGACAGCTTGCAACAAACTGGAGCCAACATTGCCACCAATGGTGCCACACCACCAAGAGACATTGAAATTGTCAACATGGCATTTGCCACCACGGAATCAGGAACTGATTCTGCAGTGTCTCACAATGTGGGCTTAATTGAAAAAGCCAGTCAAGTTAAATTTAGTTCTGCACGATTTCAAGGTCCATTTGTGGTCAGTGATGGCAACACACAAACAGAAGATCTCAGTTGTATTCGTTTCTCGGGCAGTGTGTCACTGCCTTGCACACAAATCAATTTTGACAACTGCTGGTTTGGTGGGGCAACTTATGCAGTTGACACTGATCAACAAATCGTGGGCTGTGTGATCTCCAGCAGCTATTTTGACACCCTGTACCAGGGTGTGGTACTGGGTGACTCCACCTTGGTCAATGGCGGCCCCACTGGTGTGCGCATCATGCACTCTACATTTGACAATATATACAACGAAGGCATTGTGATGGACACCGCAGGCATGAATGTGTCGGCTTACAATGCGTTCTATGACGTGGGCAATCACTTCAATGGCAACACATTGGCCTATACTCCAGTGATTGACATCAACAGTGACACCTGTGCCAGCATTGGTGACCTGTTTGCACGTACCACAGCACAGTGTCTGCGCGGCGGCGCATACTATCCACGTGTGGAAACCAACAACACCACAGCAATTGCTCTGGGCATGAACAATACTCCTGCTGTGACCTACACTCCTGGTGGGGTCAGCAGTTTGACCATTGCCAACCAAATGGGCCTGGGCACCTATGTACGCGAAGCTGGCCTGCGAGATGTTCTGATCAACAACAGCACTGCCAGTTTGTTTGTGGTTGACACATCAACAGACGCACAGGTTCAAGCATTCAAAATGGATTACACTATCTTGCGTGACGTAGATGTTCGAACTGGAACATTGATTGTGGTGCGCGGCAAAAGCGATGCATCAGGTGGATTTAGCTACACCGACGACTATCAAGAAAATGACATCACTGGCATCACAATCACACCTGCCGAAGCTTCACCGGGCGGTGATATCACAGTGAGTTACACTGCTTCTTCAACTGGTGCCAATGGCACTATACATTTCAGCGTTACCCACCTTGCCTGATGTGGCCTCGAACATTTGAACAGAGGTTGGACTCTTGGGTCCAACTACGACAACAAGTCACCACCGTAGATGTTGAAACTGCTTTGCAGCACATCAACGCCTGGTGGTTCCAAACTCCCTGGATGCCATATTATCTGCACTGGGATGACCAGGCCACCTGGCCAGATCCCTGGCAGCTTTTGAACGATAACATCTATTGTGGTATTGCTCGAGGACTAGGAATCATGTATACTATTAGTATACTAGACCGACTAGACATTCAAGATGCTGAACTTATCGAAGTAGGATCGGACAATTTAGTCCAAGTGTCTGGGGGGAAATATATACTGAATTGGGACAAAGACGAGATTGTAAATATCAACTCAAAGTTAAAACCAAAACGGTCCAAGTGTCGATTGACACAACAAATAATAAAAAAGCAAATTACCTGACATGAAAACAATCTCTGTACAAAAGCGCAACGGCAGCCGAGAACTGCTGCATATTGAAAAGTGGCAAAATCAAGTGGCCAAGGTGTGCAAGGGCACAGCAGATGTGAGTCAGAGCATGATTGAAATCAAAGCTCAGATGCATTTTTACGATGGAATCTCTACTCGTGAAATTGATGGCATTACCTTACGTGCTATTGTAGACTTGATTGATGTAGAAGCCAACCCTGATGTTGGTCATGTCAACTATCAGTATGTGGCCGGCAAACAACGACTCAGCATGTTGCGCAAGGATGTGTATGGTTCATACCAGCCGCCGCACCTTTACGAAATTGTCAAACGCAATGTAGAAGTTGGCTTGTACACTCCTGAACTGTTGGAGTGGTATACCCAGGATGACTGGAACAAAATGGAAGCCATGATTGATCATGACAAAGATGAACAATACAGCTATGCAGCCATTGAGCAGTTGATTGAAAAATATCTGGTACGCAATCGTGCCACAAAGGAAATATATGAAACTCCACAAGTTAGATACATGGTCGCGGCCGCTACTGTATTTCACTCAGAAGAACCGAACACAGCGAGAATGCGCTACATCAAAGAATACTACACAGCCGCCAGCGACGGATTATTTACATTGGCCACGCCGGTGTTGGCAGGGCTTGGTACACCTACTAAGCAGTTTAGTAGTTGCGTTCTTATTCGCTCGGATGATGATTTGGACAGTATTTTCGCGTCCGGAGAAATGATGGCCAAGTATGCCAGCAAACGTGCTGGCATTGGTTTAGAGATTGGTCGACTACGACCATTGGGCAGTCCCATCCGAGGTGGTGAGATTATGCACACAGGTATGATACCTTTCCTGAAAAAATGGTTCGGAGATCTGCGCTCATGCTCACAGGGAGGTATTCGTAATGCAAGTGCTACTGTTTTTTATCCTATTTGGCATCTTCAGTTTGATGATCTTATTGTACTCAAGAACAACCAAGGAACAGAAGAAACCCGAGTCCGTCATATGGATTATGGGGTTGTGCTTAGTGCCTTTTTCTGGAGACGATTCAAAAACAAACAAGACATAACATTCTTTGATCCCAATGAAGTTCCGGATCTTTATCAAGCGTTCTATAGCAACACAGAACTTTTTGAAGAACTGTATGTCAAATACGAAAAGCAAAAAGGCCTTCGTAAGAAAACCATGAGCGCCGAAGAAGTGTTCAAAGGTGGAATTTTAAAAGAACGCACTGACACCGGACGCATCTATCTTGTGTTCATTGACAATGTAATGAAGCAAGGTCCATTTGACCCAGAGTATCACACCATTTACCAGAGTAACCTTTGCTGTGAAATATTATTACCTACTAAGTCTTTTAAACGCCTCGATGATGCTGATGGCCGTATTGCTTTATGCACCTTGGGCTCAATCAACTGGGGAGCTTTCCGCAACCCTGAAGACATGCGTAGGGCTTGCCGTATCTTACACCGTAGTCTTAACAATATTCTCGATTATCAAGACTTTCTCTCTATTCAGTCCAAGTTAAGCAATGATGAGATTCGTCCACTAGGCATTGGTGTTACTAATCTAGCCTATTGGCACGCCAAGCGTGGGTTCAAGTATGGTGAAAAGGATGCCCTGCAAGATGTTAAAACATGGACAGAGCACCAGGCCTACTATCTAACAGAAGCATCAGTTGAGCTGGCCCGGGAACGTGGCCGCTGCCTGGGCAGTGATCAAACAAGATATGGACAAGGGGTATTCCCTTGGGAGCTCAGAGCTCGTGGTGTCAACGACCTAGCAGACTTTGCTCCTGAACTGGATTGGGAACCACTGAGAGCACAGATGAAAGAACATGGTGTTCGCAATGCCACTCAAATGGCCATTGCACCTGTGGAGTCTAGTTCGGTTGTGATCAATTCAACCAACGGCATTGAAATGCCCATGAGCTTGATCTCAGTCAAGGAAAGCAAGGCCGGATCACTCACACAAGTGGTACCTGATTATCAAAGACTCAAGAATCGATACCAATTGATGTGGGCGCAGAAAGACTGTGACGGATATTTGAAAACAGCAGCCGTGCTGGCGGCTTACGTTGATCAATCAATATCCACCAACACATTCTACAATCCAGCACACTTTGCGGATCGTAAAGTACCAACTACATTGATTGCTCGCAACTTGATGCAGGCTCACTACTGGGGACTGAAAACATTCTACTACAGCTTGATCAACAAAGCAGGCAGCAAAATGAAACCTGAAGAAGAAGTGGCCACACCACTGGAAGAAATTGATTTTGATAATCAAGAAGACTGCGAGGCTTGCAAGCTGTGAACACGCCTGCACTAGCAGTGATTGGATGCAATTGGTCCAGTAAATATGTTATAATCAACAAGGAAACATCACATGGCTTATTCTAACAAGGTAATTGATCATTATGAAAATCCCAGAAATGTGGGATCTTTTGGCAAAGATGACACAGACATTGGCACAGGCATGGTGGGAGCACCAGCCTGTGGCGATGTAATGAAACTACAAATAAAGGTGGATCATGATACAGGTATTATTACAGATGCTCGTTTCAAAACGTATGGCTGCGGATCGGCTATTGCGAGCTCGAGCCTTGTCACAGAGTGGGTCAAGGGCAAAACACTTGACCAAGCAGGATCAATCAAAAACTCAGACATTGCAGCAGAACTTGCCCTCCCCCCAGTCAAAATCCACTGCTCCATCCTTGCCGAAGACGCCATAAAAGCCGCAGTTGAAGACTACAGGAAAAAAACATGCTAACCATAACTGAATCAGCAAAATCAAAAATCTCAGACCTCCTGGTCGAGGAAAACAATCCCAATCTAAAAGTCCGAGTGTTTGTGCAGGGCGGCGGGTGCTCGGGATTTCAATATGGCTTCACTTTTGATGAAGTCAAAAACGAAGATGACTTTGAAATTGACGGTGTTCTAGCCGATGCCATGAGCATGCAGTACCTGTCCGGTGCCTTGGTGGATTTCAAAGACGATTTAAATGGAAGTCAATTTGTCATCAACAATCCCAACGCCACAACCACCTGCGGCTGCGGCAGCAGTTTTGGGGTATGATAACACTCACACCCGCGGCTGAGTCTCAGGTCATACGAGTACTGAGCAAACGAGGTCGCGGGCTTGGCATACGCCTGGGTGTTAGAACCACTGGTTGCTCGGGACTGGCTTATGTGTTAGAATATGTAGATACACCAGCAGCCGAAGATATCTGCATTGACTGCACACAGTTCAAATTGTTTGTGGACCCCAAGAGCCATGTGTATCTTGATGGCATGCAAATGGACTTTGTTCGCAATGGGTTAAACGAAGGATTTGAATTTGTCAATCCCAATGAACGTGACCGATGTGGCTGCGGTGAAAGTTTTAGAATATAAACACATGAACAGTATTGAACGAATTTGGGCCCGTGCCACTGGTCATTTGATGGGCGAGTCCGACAGTGATAAGCCCAATGTGCCTATCTTGACACTACGCGAAGCTCGAATAGCACTGTTTTTAAAAACATTCTGGGTGATACTGCATGTGATCACATGTGGGTTTATCATGGCAAACACAATAAGGCACTGGTAATGGATTTTTTAAACAAGATTGATTGGTATCAACACGATGGTGTGCGCAACGGCATAATTAAGTATTCACTGGGCAACTGACATGTTAGAAACAATTTGTGAAGTATTAGAAGATGCGTATAAACGCAATTGGATTACCAGCCGTGATGGCAATGTGAGTATTCGCCACCACGACCGTGACCACTTTTACATCACACCCAGTGGCGTTCGCAAGCAGACCATGCAACCGGATCAGTTTAAAAAGATTGGTATATTAAAACAACCAGTAAATCGTTATAACTGGATCGAACTACCATACACTGATATCAGTGCCAATCTCAAGCCCAGCGGAGAAATCCCCTTGCACTTTGGTCTGCAAAAAGAAATGGGGCAACACAGTAACGATGTGCGTGTGGTTGTACATGTACATCCCACATATTGCATTGCTGCCATGCATGCCGGCATTGATTTGAGTGCCATTAGCAATCAGTTTCCCGAACTCAATCGTTATACCCGAGTGGCACCCAATGTGGGAGATGTTGCTCCTATCAGTCAAGAACTAGCAGACCAATGCTTTGAAAAATTACAGCTAGATGATCGTGGAAACATTGCCTATGACATAGTGGGTATCAAAGGACACGGAGTAGTTGCCATTGACACCAGCCCGTGGCGAGCATACGAACACATAGAACGATTAGAACACATTTGCAAGATAGTGCTTGCGTCAGGAAAAAACACATGAGCCAACAACAATACAATTTAAAAACAAAAACAGACTACTTAAATCGCAAGATGTTTCTTGACCCTGCAGGTCCAGTTACCATTCAACGCTTTGAAGAAGTCAAGTACAACAAGCTGGCCAAGTTTGAACAAGAGGCTCGAGGGTTCTTCTGGGTGCCTGAAGAAATATCTCTAACCAAAGATGCCAACGACTTCAAAGAATCCAGCGAAACTGTTAGACATATTTTCACAGCAAACCTGTTGAGACAAACAGCCTTGGACAGTTTGCAAGGTCGCGGCCCCAGCCAGATCTTTACGCCGGTGTGCAGTATTCCCGAACTGGAAGCCTTGATGTACAACTGGAGTTTCTTTGAAACCAATATTCATTCAAGAAGTTATTCACACATCATTCGCAACATCTACAATGTGCCCAAGGATGTGTTTGGCACCATTCATGACACCAGGGAAATTGTGGACATGGCCAGTTCAGTGGGCAACTACTATGACAAACTACATGTGATCAATTGTCGCAAGGAACTGGGCGAAACTGTTGCTGAGCAAGACCATGTTGATGCAGTGTGGCTGGCCCTCAACGCCAGTTATGCGCTGGAAGCATTTCGATTCATGGTGAGTTTTGCCACAAGCCTGGCCATGGTAGAGAATCGCATCTTTATTGGTAATGGCAATATCATTCAGTTGATCCTGCAAGACGAAATTGGTCACAAAGACTGGACTGCTTGGATCATCAATCAAGTTGTGAAAGAAGATCCACGCTTTGCAGCCGCTCGTACTCGCTGTGAAGCCGAAGTATACCAATTGTATCTAGACGTGATCCGTGAAGAAAAAGACTGGGCCAACTACTTGTTCAAGTATGGTCCAGTGATTGGTCTCAATGCCAACATCTTGCGTGACTTTGTGGACTACACCGCGGTCAATGCACTCAAAGAGATTGGCGTCAAGTATCATGAACCCGCACCTAGAAGCACACCCATACCATGGTTCAACAAGCATGTGGACACCAGCAAGAAACAAACTGCACTCCAGGAAAACGAATCAACTAACTATGTTATTGGTGTCATGGGAGATGCCATTGACTACGAGGAATTGCCCAATTTATGATTGACGACAACTGGTTCAAGCAAGGTGGGTTCACAACCTACAAGTATCCAACACCCATCAGCTATGAAACCGCCACAGACAACGGCACAGTAGACACTCTGGAAGGTCCTGTGAACTACACCGTGGGCCACAAGATCATTACCGGACCCAAGGGCGAGCAGTATCCTGTGAGTCCCATCAAGTTCTCTACGTACTACGACGACAACGGTGATGGCACAGCTACACCCAAGAAGATCATGAAAACAGCTCGACTGGCCAACCATGACGGTGTGGTAAAAGCCAGTTGGGGCAACTTGGAATACACCAAAGGCAATGACTATATTGTTCGTCATGGCCCGGGTGACTACGGTGTTGTCAAAACAGACATCTTTGCCAAGACATACCACATACCAACAAAAGGAAACTGAATGAAAGCAATTGTATGGTCAAAAGACCACTGCCCCTACTGTGACCAGGCCAAGGCCTTGCTCAAACAGAAAGGTATTGAATTTGAAGAACGCAACATGAGTCGTGACTGGACTCGAGAACAACTATTAGAAGCTGTGCCCGCAGCTCGCACAGTACCACAGATCTTCATTGACGAAGAGCTAGTGGGTGGATTTAACGAACTGAAAGTAAAATTATCATGATGCAACTCGTACTTGAAACAGGTAAAGTTTATACCTTTAAATTAAACTCCGGTGAAGAACTAGTGGCCAAGGTAACCGCATGCTTTGGCGCTACAGCCACCCTGGAAGATCCAGTCAGCGTGGCTCCTGGCCCGCAGGGACTGGGCTTGGTGCCCACAATGTTTACGTCTGACCCCCAGGAAACCATCACGCTGAACAGCAACAGTGTTTCCTTGTATGCACTAACTGATGACTCAGTTCGCATGAAATACATTGAAGCCGTGACTGGCATCAAGGTTCCTGAAAAGAAACTAATTCTAGGATAACATGCCTGCGGCACAACGACAAGGTGATCCCAACGGTGCTGGCGGTGTGGCCACGGGCGGAGTTGGCTCGGTTAGAGTCAACAATCGCCCGGTCGTGGTCGACGGCACCTCAGTGACCCCACATCCCTGCTGTGGAAGTCGTGGTTGTCCGCCAGTGCATTGCAGTGCAGTAACGTCAGGTGGTGTGGGGTCGGTCAAAGCAGGCGGTATTGCCATCAACGTAGACGGCAATTCAGACACTTGCGGCCATGCTAGATCATCGGGCAGTGGCACAGTAAACGTAGGCTAACATGACAAGATCAGTTACATCACCACTTCAGCTCACAGCAGCCGCTGGCCTGCTTGACAACACTGGCATCAAGGGCCTTCCTGCTGACTTGACAGCGGCATTGTTGGCCTTCAACAGCCTTGTTCCCATCCAGTACCTGCGCACAGCAATTGATAATTTTGCAGCCAAGACCTATGCTGCCGATGCCACTGCTGCCACCCTGCTGTCATTGCAGAGTCTGGGCGCTGCCAACTGCCCGGCCCTGGGCGACAGTATTCCTGCTGCCTACACCACACTGACGCCTGTGGTTGATCCAGCCGGCTTTACTGGCTTGATTGAGCAAACTGGCAATGCCTACCTTGGTGATGGTGATATAGGAAAATTTGCACAGGGCTTTATGGCAGTGCAAGGATATCTTGGTACTACCAACAGTTTTATTGAATCAGCTGTAAATGCCAACAGTTATCTTGGGCCATTCTTTACCAACATGAATGACCTTGTGACCAACAACATTTACAGTGTCAATCCAGATCTTGAAAATTTTGGAGTTGATCTAGCACGTCAGGGCAATCTAGTGGATCTAAGCAATCTTGAATTGTATGGAACTCCTGCCGGACTGCTGCAACAAATTTCACAACAGGGAAAAATACGCGGAGATACTTTGCCCCTGGTCAAACCTGCATTGCTGGCAACTGGACTGACTGATGCCAACATTGCAGACCTGGTCAATGACAACCGTTATGGCTTGCTCAACCCCAATGGACTAACGCAGAACGAGTTTGATCAACTTCAGCGCCTGGCCTACAACGCCATGATCAATGTCAAGGACACTGCTTTGCTACAAGTACTGGACATCCTTGACGTGACCACACCCAATATTGCCAGCATGGCAGACTTGTTGGATCCAGTCAAGGTATTTCCCTTGAGTTATCAAACTCTACAAACCCCCACCATCAACGGCCCCATACCAATCTACAACGGCCCTGAGTCGGTGTCATCGGCTGTGGCTCCAGCAGTGGAAGTCAACTTGCCTGTTAACAATGCCTGTGATGCACTTGGCAAAATAATTCCACAATCCACAGCCACTGCCAACAAAGCAATACAGGTCAGCCTGCAACAAATCAGCAACGTCAACAACACCACATTGCCTGAATTAGCTGACACTGTGCTGGGCAACACACCACAGTCCTGGGACCCAGTCAACGAGTACACAGCCAATTCAGTGGTGGCTGTGCCGGGCACCACACCCACTAACTATCGAGCTCAACAAGACGTGCCACCAGGTGTGGACATTACCAACACTGCCTACTGGGCACCTGCCACGCTGGGCGGATTGAATACCATGTGTGGCTTGCCCTTGATTGAAGCCCAGACCACTCCAGTGGATGCATCAGTTACCAGTTATTTTGCCAATTCAGTGGCCACTGGATCAGGGGCTGATGGTACCATCAACAACAATGATGTGTTGGGCACTGCACTGGGACTTACGCACACTGAATGTTTGGTCAGTGCCACTGCGGTGATGCAAAGTCTCATTACAGCTGGAGCATTGACTGCACTCACTGCCACCTACAACAGCATGCAGACCGCGGCATCCAATGCTGCCATGCAAGGATTCATTGCCACTGCTACCGGCCAAATTGTCACAGTGGTTGCGGGTTATCCCACAGAAGTGGCCACACTCAACACCTGTTTTAACGACATGGCTGCTAGACTGAGTTCAGAAAAAGCATACCAAACACAGGCTGCAATTGATTACTTTAATCTACAACCTGGAGAAAAAACCAGTGTGCTGGCCTTGGTTCAAAATCTAAACTCCTACGGCCCACAAACTGACGTGGGTGGTCCAAACAATTTCTTGACTCAAGTGGCTGACACAACTACTCTAACTGGCCAGGCCATGGTAGGGTCATTGCGCCAGGCACAAAACCAAGTTCGGCTTGATGCCGCTGGCATCAGCACTGCGGCACTGGCAATTCCAGCAGACGCCAAAATAACACCCCCAAGTGGGGTTGATCTAGTTCAATGTTAATTGAATTAATTTAGTCAAACCAATGACTAAATATTGACTCTTGTGTACATTTAATGTATACTATATACTTCAAACTTTTAGGAAAAATAATGAAGAAACTTGCAGTAATTTTGACCCTGGCCCTGGCCTCGGTGGCGGCCCAGGCACAAAGCCAGGTCACAGTGTATGGTCGTATGAACGCATTTGTGATTGACCAAACCACAGGCGGTGTAGATGCCGGTGCCACTACGTCAAGCGAAAGCAGCCGAATTGGCATCCGTGCTGTGGAAAATCTTGGTGGCGGCTTGCAAGCTCGTGCCACCATTGAAACATCAGTTTCCAATGCCGCGCCAGATGCGGGTAGCGATACCAAGCTGGGCAACCGTACCAGCCTTGTGGGCCTAGCCACCAAACAATACAGTGTAGACCTTGGCCGTGACTATCACAGCCATTTCTGGCTAGTTCGCAGTGTGGATCCGTTCTGGGCCCGCACCATTGGATCAGCCAGCCAAGACGTGCATCACTTCCGTAACAAGCGACTCAGCAACACAGTATTCTTGCGTGCCGAACCCATCAAGGGCATTCGCTTGGCTCTGGACCGTCAACTCACTAATGACACCACTGGTGCTGGACTTGCCGAAGCCACTTCAGGATCAGTCACTGCTGATTTGGGTCGTCTCACAGTGGGTGCTGGCCGCTTTGAACAAGGCCTCAATGTCAGCAATGCTGTGATCGGACGTGTAAACGTGGGAACTGGATATGTGGGAGTGTCCTACTCTGACGATACCACAGTGACCGCAGGTGTTCGTACCGAAAGCAAGGGCACCTTGCTCAGCGCCGAACAGTTGATTCCAGGCACACGCATCACTGCCAAGGCCAGCGTGGGTCGTACTGATTCAGGCATGCAAAGCTATGCTGTGGGCGCCGACTATGGCTTCAGCAAGACTGTGATTGGTCGTGTGATGTATCGCAATGCTGATCATAACGTAAATTCCAAGGATGTGCGTCAAGTGGTTGCAGGCCTAGAATACCGATTCTAAACACACTGTTGCTTTTTTGCAACACCCAAAACCCTGCAATTTGCAGGGTTTTTTCATGGTTGACTGAATATTCATTTTATCTTATAATACTTGTATGATATATTTTGCGTATGGAATGAACACCAATAGAGAGGAAATGCGTCACCGTTGTCGCGGTGCGCTGAGCCTTGGGCCAGCACAACTTCTGGGTCACTCGTTTCGATTTGCACATCACGCTGATGTGGAACCTTGTGAACACAGTCATGTTGAAGGTGTGGCCTGGCGCATTGACCAGTACCACCTGCAGGCCCTGGACAGACTCGAGGGCTATCCATGGTACTACGATCGTGTGCAGGCCACAATTTGTCTACGTGACCGCCAACTGCTGGCCTGGGTGTATCGCATGCAACCCGGCAATGATCCAGCCTTGCCCAGTCAGCACTATTATGACACTGTCATGGAAGGGTACCAAGTGCATGGTGTGCCCACGGATCAACTGCTGAATGCTGTATTACTTTAGTAGTACAAAATCCTGGTTGACCAAAAATCGCCAATTTGCTATAATATACACATAGACAGCAACAAGGAGCCCCAAATGCGACACGTATCAGGTTTTAGTAATAGCACCAAAATTCGCTTTATCGTCAACGGTGTTGGCATGTACGGAACTGTAAACGATGCGTTTACAAAAATAGCCACAGTATCACATGGCGAGGCAGTTCGCCATGCTGTGAAACATCTGGCAGAAATTCGTCGTCGCAATCCTAACCGAGGCGAAGCTCGCCCGGTGGGTGTTGGTATTACACACGAAGGCATCCAAGTTCAAGTGGATTTGATGGCCAATTGACCAATAATTTGTCTTTTGCTATAATACTTGTATAGAAACTAAAAAGGAACTTGCAATGATTACTCATGGAGATATGGTTGTTTACAAGAACATCGGCACTTACCATCTTGTACAAGATGATGGCTATGATGAAGACTCTGACACATGGTACGACCCCGAAGAACAGCACTATGAGGTGCGCCACTTCTCAGGTCTAACAGTGACCGCTAACTCTGTAAAAGAGTGCAAGAAGTGCCTGGATGACTTTGAAGTCACTGCCCGCGAAATCCACGAGGCCATCAACAAGTTGGCCTTGTACGGCTATCGTGTGTTTAAAGAACATGAGTATCAAGATACCTGTACAGACCCCAACGGCCTAAAGGCATTCGCTCGAGACTTCCTGCCCTAAGACTTGTGTGGCTTTTTAGCCACACTTGTTTGATTGACCGATAAATCCCAATTTCGTATAATAGAAGTATAGTAAGAAAACAAGGAGCTAGCAATGAGTACAATCTATCAAGCATTATCTGAGCAAGAAAAACGCCAAGTTCGTATGTATGGTGTCACAGAAGCAGGTATGCGTGAGGCTGTTGAATCTAGCCCAACATTCAAGCATTCTGGACCTGCTATGATGGCCGCTAGCATCATGTCTGACGTTCAAGAAATCATCGATCCAGAATACGGAGAGTTGGATTTTATGCGGGCCGAAGATGCTCGCCAGGCCCTGAATCGTGCCAAATGGATCTTGTTTGAATACTGTGAAACACGTCGCGGTTGACCCAAAATTCCCAATTTGCTATAATACACACATACACACAAAGGAGCCTGTAATGAACGTCAAAGACATTAACTCTGCAATCATGTTTGGTAATTTTACCAACACCGAACTTGACAGCATGCTCAGTGCAGTGCAATTTGCCAAATCTCAACTTCGCCAACAAAAAATTCGTACTTTTAGCAAAGGTGACGCTGTGAAGTTTTACAGTGTCAAACGTGGACTGTCTGTGACTGGCACTGTGGCCAAAGTGGCCATCAAGTATGTCACAGTCAAAGACGGTGCTGTGCTGTGGAAGGTGCCTGCTAACATGCTGGAGGCAGCATGAACAACGCCTTGCGTGAACTTGCACTAACAGCAGGTGCTCCTGTAGAGGTGTTAGACCAACTTTGGTTCAACATCTTTTGCATGAAGTTTGCGGACGCCTTGCTTGACCTGGCAGAAAAAAATAACAATGATATTCAGTAACTGGATGCTTAAATACATGGATGACAATAATTTTGACCCGTCTCGTTGCGAGGGTGTGATGTCCACAGGATGGATACGTGACCTTGAGAGCTCTGATAGCCGAATCCACAAGGAACGGGTTATTGAAAAAGCACTGATGGCCGCAAAATTGGGCAGTGCCGATGCTCAGGCATTTTTGTTCAACTGCTACCAGGCCTACAATCCCTTTCATACCTTTCATGTCAAGCAAGTGCCCGAGAGTGTGGGGCTTGTGAACCGACCCAACAACTGGCCAGCATTCTGGGCCTTGCTGGAGAGTCTGCGCACACGTAGCGTGACTGGTGGCGATGCTCGCCGAGCCATTGAACGTTGCATGAACGAACAGTTTGACTCAGATGAGTGGAACATGGTTTGTCGGCGTGTGCTGATCAAGGACCTGCGTTGTGGTATCTCGGAAAAAACACTAAACAAAGTGCTGGGCAACACCACCTGGAAGATTCCGGTGTTTACTTGTCAGTTGGCCCAGGACTCCACTGACCAACCCAAAAAGCTCAAAGGCATCAAACGGCTTGAAGTCAAGCTAGATGGTGTGCGTGTGCTGGCCGTGGTTTCTGGCAACAGTTGTACATTGTACAGTCGTAATGGCAAGGTGTTTGAAAACTTTCCACAGATTTCTGAAGCAATTTTGGCCAACCGGCAGGCGTTTCAATACGGTCGTGGTACCGGTGGATTGTTTGTGCTTGACGGTGAGATCGTGGGCGAGAGTTTTCAAAAGCTCATGAAACAAGCACACCGCAAATCAGACGCCAAGACCACTAACATGGTGTATCATATATTTGATATCTTGCCCCTGAGCTCATTCCAGGAAGGTCACTGCAACATGCAACAATACAAGCGTACCGAGTGGATTGAATCTGCTCGAGATCGTTTGATGAAAACTGATTGCCTACGTGCCATGACTGGCCTGGATGTGGACCTGGACACAGCCGAGGGGCATGACATCATGCAACGTTTTGCCGACGATGCAGTGGCTGAAGGATTTGAGGGCATCATGATCAAAAGCATGGATGCACCCTACATCTGCAAACGAAGTGATTCGTGGATGAAGTGGAAACCCACTATCAGTGTTGATTTGACCATTGTGGGGTTTGAACCAGGCACCGGTAGGAATCTAAATCGTTTGGGTGCTATAATTTGTGAAGGAGAAGACAATGACCGTAGAATTCGTGTTAATGTTGGTACTGGCTTTAGTGATGCTGATCGCGATGAGTATTGGGCCAGTAGGGATCAGTTACTTGGTCACTTGGTTGAAGTCCAAGCGGACGCAGTTACTCAAAATCAAGACGGAACATACAGCCTCCGATTCCCCAGGTTCTTGAGGTTCCGTGACTTTGATGCAGGAGAAAAAGTATGAGCAAACGAACTGGCCCCATCGCCTTGGACGGCGAAGCCGCTGATCGAATCACTGTGCTCACGCTGAAAGAGCAGAGAGCCTATCTCAAGAAAGAACTCTCGCAGTGGAAGAAAAATCCCCGCTCAGAAGACAATCCTGACGGATACTGGTTGCATCCTGATGATGTAAGTGGAAACGAAATCATGGTTCACCATCTGGATGCTGTGATCAAATACTTTGGAGAATAACAATGAAAATTGGACTGAGCTATAGCCGTTGTGTTCGAGACATTGTGGATGGCCGGGTAGACATTGCGGATGTGCTGGTGCTGATTACCCGCACTGATTTTGATCCGCATGATGATGCTCAGTGGAAAGATATCTGGACCGGCTACGGCGGTGGCCAAACATTTGGCAATCCATTCAGTAGCCCCGAGTGGATGGACTATCCTGCTGAAGATGAAGATCGTTTTCGTAGTGTAAGCATTGAGCTGTGGGAAACTGGCAAGCTACATCAACCACGCAAGTTTGGCGCACACCCCAGCCGTCGTAGAGAAATTTGGTTGGAAACAGTGTTGCCCGACAGCGAGTTGGAATCTCGCCCGGCAGTGAAAGCGGCTTGGGATCAATTTCAAACTGTGGCTGGATTGACCAATGTCAAACTGGACCGAGAATATCGATGAAGAAAATCTTCTATGAGAAAGTAGGTCGACGATATCGGCCGGTATACGAGTACGATCAAACCATGATGGATGCTTTCCCCAAAGGCACACACATTGTGATGTGCTATCCAGGTGGTCAAAGCCGCCGTTACAACATTGATCCCAATTATGCTGCCATGATTGCCGCAGGGCGTGTGGCTGAAGATGCCATGTGCCGAGCCATGACCAAGGCCAGCGAACTGCGCCCACAGAAAACTCCCATCACCCCGGGTCAACAACGTGCATGGCGCAAGCTGGCCAAAGAAATGGGCGACGAACTTTGCACTTTGCACGGTTCAAGCACACACGACATTGCAGAAGCAGGCTTGCAGGCACTGCAAGCCGAAGCTGAGTCTCTAATGACCCATCCTGCTGTGCAAGAAGCCTACAACAAATTCTTGCTGGTTTGCAAAATGACCCGCAACAACAAACAGTCTTGATGTAACTCCAAATCAATTGACACTTCACCGGCATGCATGTATAATTACATGGCATGATCGAGGAAATCGTGTTATCTAATGGACTTGGCGGGGTGAATCGACAACCTGGGCCCGCTGGTTCCGTGGCATGTAGATGTAAATCACATAGGATGAGGCACTGTCCTTGGTACCAACCAAAACCGGGCACTGGTCCGGTGTATGCTCATTAAGGACAAAAACAGTGAAAGGACTCTATGTCTGTTGAAGTTCAAACCTCTACGTTGAGTATGTCTGAGCCTCTCAGCCCTCTTAAAGTAACGCCCCCGGTCATGCACCGTATTTGGTTCAATATTGCAGTTGGTAGATCAGGTGTGAACTCCTGGTACAACATCATTCGCGAAGCCAACACCATGTTTGGTAAAACTGGCTGGCGCGGCCAACCGCATGTGAAGCGCAAACTAGACAACAACTGGAAAAAAGAAACAGTTCGAGTATGGTTTGATGTGCCTGATCCCACATTTGGCACCTGGTGCAGTTTAAAATATGCAGTGATGCTAACCGAAACTAACAATAAATAAATGCATGTTCCTTAGTGTGATAACTTTACTAGTGGCCCTGAGCCTCAGCGCCATTGCTGCCTGGTACAGCATTATTGGGCTGACTGCAATTTTTGCATCAGCGGTCATACCCATCATCATCATGGGCGGTATGTTAGAGGTTGCCAAGGTTGTGGTAACTGTGTGGCTGCACGAGTACTGGAACCAGTGCCGCTTGGCCATGAAACTGTATCTTGTGCCAGCAGTGGTCATGCTCATGGTGATTACCTCCATGGGTATTTTTGGATTCTTGAGCAAAGCACACCTGGATCAAGACATAATAAGTGGCGATGTACAATCAAAGATAGCCGTATATGATGAAAAGATCAAGACCGAGAAAGAGAATATTGAAGCAAACCGTCGGGCACTTAAACAGATGGATGAGGGAGTGGACCAAGTACTGGGCCGCTCAACAACAGAAGCGGGTGCTGAAAAAGCTGTGGCTATGCGTCGCTCCCAGCAGAAAGAACGTGCTAGACTTCAAGCTGAAATATCACAGTCGCAGAAGTCTATCGCGGAACTTAACGATGCCCGTGCGCCTATTGCCGCCGAGGTACGTAAAATTGAAGCCGAAGTTGGCCCGATAAAATACATTGCGGCTTTGATTTATGGTGACGACCCTGACGCCAACCTGCTGGAACGAGCAGTGCGTTGGGTTATTATTTTACTGGTGATAGTGTTTGATCCCTTGGCCATCATGATGGTGTTGGCTTCAACAGAAAGCATGAAGTGGGTGCGAGAACGCAGACTTCGCCAAGAACCAGACGTTAAAGAACCGCCCACTGAAGAAGATCGCACTGTTACTCCAGCCCCAGTGGTCCCAGAAGTAGCAGTCGAAGAAAAGTCTATTCTGGAACAACACCCATATCTGAACCAACCATTTGCACATTTTGAAACTTTAACTCCTGTGGTGTACAAGCCCCAGCAAGAAACTCAAGAAGCCGAAGAAGAGTCCGACGACCACCACGAAACAACCCCAACGGAAAAAGCAGCCATTAAAAAATGGAAAGAACTCAACCCACATCTCACACTCAAGGGACAACGGTTCCGACACAAGCTGGGTGAAATAGATGAGTTGCCCTGGATGAAACTGGTTGAGCCTGCAGCCAAGACTGGGTTTGGAACAGAATTCCCCCAGGATGCTGTTCGCGGTGACACCTACATTAGAACTGATTCAATCCCCAACCGTGTGTTCAAACACAATGGTGATGAGTGGATTGAAGTTGACAAAAACATAGCTGACAGTTATACTTACGATACTGCATACATTGATCACTTGATCTTGTTGTTGTCTGAAGGACAGTACGATCCAGATGTACTGAGTGAAAGTGAACGAGAACAAATTGCACAACGCCTAGAAACCAAAATCTAACAATCAGCCCACCGAATGAAAAAAGACATACCTGATACATGTAGTTTTTGTGGCAAACACAAAGATGCAGTGACCAAACTCATTGTTGGCGACACTGTTGCAATCTGCAACGAGTGCGTAGAACTCTGCGACTCATTGCTGACCGATGAAACATTGCCAGTGCCCAGTTCTAAACCCACTCTGGATCCAATTCGTATTAAATCACATCTTGACCAGTATGTCATTGGTCAGGACCTGGCCAAGCAAGTGCTGGCAGTGGCCATTGTGAATCACTACAAACGCATCAACAATTTGCGGTCTGACACTGAGATAGAAAAATGCAATATTCTCATGCTGGGTCCCACTGGTTCAGGCAAAACACTGCTGGCTCGCAGTGTGGCTCGTTATCTTGATGTGCCATTTGTAATTGCCGATGCCACCAGCCTTACAGAAGCAGGGTATGTGGGCGATGACGTTGAAAGCCTTATCAGCAGACTGTTTGCCGCAGCCGGTGGCGATGTGGAAAAAACACAGCAAGGTATTGTGTTCATTGACGAAATTGACAAAATCAGTCGGCGCAGTGAGAGTGCCAGTATCACGCGAGATGTGTCAGGAGAAGGTGTTCAACAGGCCCTGCTCAAACTAGTGGAAGGCACCAAGTGCAGAGTAACTCCCACTGGCAATCGCAAACATCCCAGTGGTGACATGGTTGAAATTGACACCACAAACATCTTGTTCATTGCCGGCGGCGCATTTGTGGGCTTGGACACCGTGGTCAAGAATCGTGTCAAGGGCACATCAATTGGGTTTGCAGCCGACCTAAACAAGCACACCGAACAAACCACCTTGACACAGACCACACCCGAAGACCTGATCAAGTTTGGCATGATTCCTGAGTTTGTGGGACGTTTCCCCAGTTGGGTAGCTCTGCAAGAACTCACACAAGAGGACTTGGTAAAAATTCTCACTGATGTAAAACACAACTATGTTTCACAATATCGTTGGTTGTTTGCTCAGGACAAGATTGAATTGAACTTTGATTCCCTGGCCTTGGATTTGATTGCTCAGCGCACCATGACCAGTCGCACTGGTGCTCGAGGATTGCACAGCGAACTGGAACGTGCGTTGTTGCCACACATGTTCAATTTGGTTAAATACCGTGAGCAAGGGATTGAACAAGTCAATATTGACATTGACATGATTACCAGCCCTGGACCACTCAAAACAGCAAATGAATAAATTACACGGTAGATCAGTTCTGGTGCAAGATGGCAATGTAGATCGGGCCCTGCGCAAATTCAAGAAAAAAATTCAGGAGTCAGGCCTGCTGGATGATTTGCGCAATCGAGAATGTTACATCAAGCCTACTACCGAACGCAAGCTCAAGGCAGCGGCCGCAAAAAAACGCTGGCAGCGAAAACTGCGCGATCAAGAGCTTCCTAAAAAAATGTATTGATGTACATTGAGTTTGCTCTACCGGGCGGTTCGGGTGGAATGGCAGCAGCCATGGCCAGTCAGAAATTGGATCAAGCCATCAAAGCCTGGGCCAACCGGTATGAAATTGAATATCGTACAAAAAATGTCAAATACAAGAAACGTGTGACATTTGACGATGAACGCTGTTATGAGTTTTTTCTGTTGACCTGGCAACCAGTTGATCAGCAAAATTTTTGGACAACATATCGCCTGGTAACTGACCTAAATAATAAAATATAATTTTTTTTCGTGTATAATAAATAACTGTGTAGTGCCCATGGTGGGGCTACATCAAAGTCATCTTGCTTAATAAAGGAGAAAACAAATGACAAAAACTCTCACCCTTCGCTCTTTCGACATTCCCACACTCACCAAATTTGGTATCGGTTTTGATAACATGTTTGATGAACTCATGCGTGTGAGTGCTCAGCAAAGCTCAACAAACTATCCACCCTACAACATTGTACAAATCAACGAAGATGAGTACATGATCAGTCTTGCCGTGGCCGGGTTTGGGCTTGATAATCTCTCAGTTACCAAGGACAAAAAGTTCTTGATCATTGAAGGCAAAGAATATCAGAGTGACAGCGAAAAGATTGTGCCAAACTACCTGCACAAAGGCATCAGCAACAGAAATTTCCGTAGAGAATTTCAGTTAGCAGATCATGTGGAGATTACCAATGCGCATCTTGAACTTGGCATCTTGAACGTTCACTTACGACGTGAAGTTCCTGAGGAAGCCAAGCCAAAGGCCATTGCTATCACGTACACAGCCTAATATAATTGTGTAAATACAGTGGCAGCACTGTGCTGCCACTGCAACAAGGATAAAACATGCCACAAACCGACTCAGTTGTTAAAATTAAACCTGTCACGGACATCAAGGAGCCGCCAATGTATCGCGTGGTTTATATCAATGACAATCAAACCACCATGGAATTTGTGATTGAAAGTTTGATTGAATACTTTAACTACACCGCAGAAACTGCTGAACGTATCACTGTGGATATTCACGAAGCCGGCTCAGCTGTGGTAGCTGTGTTACCATATGAACTGGCCGAACAAAAAGGCATTGAAGTCACATTGAGTGCTCGAGCACAAAGCTATCCCTTGCAGATCAAACTAGAACCTGAAGAAAATTAATAGTCAATCACAATGCGTCGGGGGTGGTACACATATTGAGAATAGTCAGTGTTGCCCCGACCCCGGCAGTTGTTGACAAATCTAACACTGGCTCGAGTTTGATCCACTGATCCATGATAGTGTCCAAAACACCAGGTGTGTATTTTTTTCTCAGTGTCGGCTGCTAGAGCCTGCATCATAAAACGATTGCCCATGACATTGAATCTCATGCTACCATCAAGATCAATGTCATGAGCAATCAATGCAGGATCAGGTACAGTGTGAGTGACCATGACAATGTGTTTGACATCGGCATGTGTTTGCAATCTACTCACACTGTTGATCATGTACGTGGCATCGGTGTTGCTCATTTTTCGTATGGCAAGAGTGTCGGCAGGATTCAACCGGTGACGTTCTCGATACCACAGCTCGGATTGTTCGGGATCTATGGATAAATCAAAATCAAATCCCCACCAGCCATTTGTGCCCAAAATTGCAACCCCATCAATCACAATCACATTGTCCTGCAAGTAGACCACATTTGGAATTCGACGGATTTGTCGGGCAAGGTCGTTGTAACTGGCACCCAGGTGGTCAAGGTAATCTTGATGTTCACTGTTGCCATCAATATAGAACACTGCTTGATAACACTGTCCCAGATGCTTGAGTACCGTTACCAGTTGAGCACGATCAGTGCAAACGTCACCGGCTACCACACAAACTGGACTGGTGGCCTTCTCGGACCAAGAAAACTCCGTGGGCCATGTGTCAATGTGTATGTCAGAAATTAAATCAAAGGCTAGTTGCATGATACATATTTAAAAGGAAATTGTATGCACATTATTTTTGGAGACTCGTTGAAAGAATTACCTGACAGTTTTACTGTGTTGGAATTGGACACATTTGTTGTGCCCGGGGATGATCGGCCCAAGACTGCGTACTGTGTGGTTGAAAAAATTCCATTGAACGAATTTGATACCTTGGCAGCGTATCTCAAGATACACCAAGATCTCATGCAGTTTTATAAACAACGTCATTGGACCTATTGCGAACATGCCATTGAAGGACTCATGGGACGTTGGAATGGTGAGCTGGATACATTTTATTCCAGCATGTTGCAACGTGTGCAACAGTTCAAAGAACATGAACCTGAACCAGACTGGACTGGCACAATTGTCAAGGGCTAACTAGATTATCTCTAAAGATTGTCCAGGCTCGTTGCCAACTCCAGCGTTGGCTGCCTTGCAATACCTTGTCTCGATCAAGTGCCATGCACTGATGCACAGCTGATGCTAGATCCAGATCCATGAACCCGGTGATGCCGGGTTCAACCACATCTAGTGGGCCAGCACAGGGGTATGCAGCCACTGGGGTACCACAGGCCATGGCTTCGATCATGACCAATCCAAAAGTTTCCCAGCGACTGGGGAAAACAAATACATCAGCATTGGCATAGTATATGGCTAGGTCCTGCCCGGTCTTGAATCCCACAAACTCAACATCAGGGTATTGTTTTTTGTAAGTTTCCAACATGGGTCCGTCGCCCACCATGATTTTGCGGCTGCGGGGATATGCTAGTTTAAAAAAGTCTTCAAGATTCTTTTCTTTGCTCACACGGCTCACACATACCAGAGTGGTCATGTCGCTGTATTCGTGCCGCTGTCGTGTGTTGAATACCTTACGGTCAACACCACGGGTCCAGGGAATGACTTCGCCATCAAACCCATGAGATCTAAGATCTTGCACCATGGTGTCTGTTGTGGTCAGGACCTTGCCTGAATGTTTGTGAAACCAACGCACATAGCGCCAGGTCATGCTTTCAGGTATGCCTAGAAGAGTTTTAAGTCCTTCAGGAAACTTAGTGTGATAAGCAGTATTGTGCCTAACACAATGTTTTGAAAGATACTTTCTAGCCCACAAACCAATAGGACCCTCTGTGGCGATGTGGATATAATCCGGACGGATCTCCGCAATCTTCTTGCCCATTGCCCGGGGATAGGCAATCTTGACTTCGTGGTACACAGGGCAATCAATGTAGCTGAAGTCCCCGGGAGTAATGTAAACAAAGCGATAACCGTCACGAAGCGCACATGTTTCAATATTCGAGTAGGTGGTAACCACGCCATTTATTTGATCCGGTAAGTTATCTGTTATGATTAAGACAGTTTTCATCTTGCTAGCAGTTCATTTGTGAAATTCAACAACAATTCATGATGTCGATAGTTGTGCCAATTTGGCTTTAGGTGTGGTTTGTCGTACCAACTGGGCAGGGCTTCGGGATGACACCCAATCACACCTATGCGGTTCTGAACAATGGCCATGGGATCATTGTTTGGGTACCTGGCAACAGTGTCAAACTGACTCTCATCACCGATCAAACTGCACCCGTCATAAAAGTACATGTGTTCTTGATGGCCTTGCCAGGACACCTTGGAAACTGTGCCAAAACTGCGTCTAACATCAGCATTGGGTCTTTTTATATATTGTTCTGCTGTTACACTGCGCAGTATGTCCAGGTAGTGATGTCCGGCCCAGTATGCACCCATGCATATTCCCAGATAACGCCCGCCATTGCTGAGGTAGTCCTTGATGTAGCCGGCTCGAGGTTTCACCAATTTGTCAAAAGTGTCACTGTTGCCAATGCCCCCGGGAAATGCCACAATGTCTAGATTTTTAAACAACTTGGAGTTGATTTGATCTCGATTGAAAAATCTAACTTGGTAATGTGGGTGCAGGGCTTCGTACATGCCAACACAACAGTGTGCTGAACATTCGGGATGATTTAGAAATATTGCTATTCTAGGTTTTGTTATCATGTGCTGTGGTCCATGTGACAATTTCCCAACGTCCGTCATGATGTTCAACCAAGGCAGTCATTGACTCAACCCAGTCGCCGTCATTCATGTACATGACACCGTTGATTTCCTTGATTTCTGCATGATGTATGTGTCCACAGATGACACCGTCAAAGCCACGCTTCTTGCAGTAGCCTGCTAGATTTTCTTCAAACTTGAATACAAAATCAACTGCTTTTTTCACACGGTACTTGAGAAACTTGCTCAGGCTCCAGTAACCAAAGCCCAGTCGGTGCCTTATCCAATTGAATCTGCTGTTCATGGAAAGAATAAAATCGTATGCTTTGTCTCCCAAGAATGCCAACCATGGTGCCAGTCTAGTGATGCCATCAAACATGTCTCCGTGGGTGACCAGGTAGTGTTTGCCGTCGGCGCCGATGTGTTCTGTTTGATTGCATATTTCTATGCTGCCAAAGCTGGCAGCATATGGAATCATGGGCCGCAAAAACTCATCATGATTGCCGGCCACATACACAACTCGGGTGCCACGCTTGGCATGGCCCAGTACTCTTCGTACCACATTGGTGTGACTTTGTTTCCAGCGCAGTTGATTTTGCTGTATTTTCCAAGCATCAATTATGTCGCCCACTAGATACAGCGTAAAACAGGTGTTGTATTTGAGAAAATTGTTCAACTGCTCGGCCTTGCAGTCTCGTGTGCCTAGATGTACATCGCTGACAAAGATAGATCTGTAGGTTTTGGCTTGCATGTATTACTTATCTTGCTGCGCTGCCTGAATTCTTAGCCATTTTTGAACTGCATCTTGCCTGGTATCTGCCCCGGGCGCACACATGATGCCGGGCCCAAATTCCCGCATGTATTGGCGCCACTGTGCAGCCGTGGCATGCTGCTTCATCTCAGACACCGACTCTTTGAGATTTTGTTGAAACTCTCCAACCACGTGATCGTGAAATTCTTGACTGAAAAATCTACGCCGATTATGATTTGCACGAGCTTGTAATTTTGTCCACAGTTGACCTTTTTCAACTGCTGGTAATACAGCAATGTCCTGCATGACCTTGACAATTTTTTTCAGACGTTTTACTGGATCAGATTCCAAATCATAGCTTTCGTCAATGATATCACCAAAAGTTTGAAATCCATAACTGCGCAAATATTTCAAGCTACCCGGAGTTGCTGCCAGTATAAATGGTTGTCCGCATGCAATGGGGCGCAGACTTTTTTCAGTCAAGTGCCAGCGATGGTCATCAAACAAAGTTTCCAACACAACTTCTATGCCAGTACTGACATAATCATGTGACACATAATCAGCTGACGATTCAGGTGGGGATTGGTTGTTGACAAAATGATGTTCAATATCATTACGGTTAATTTCAAAGTCAACGTTGTGATAATGATGATCTTGATAATTGATATTGTTGTCCCTGGCAGAAAATCCCATTTGGCAATGATTGGCCAAACCTGAATCTATCACCATTTCGGCAAACTTCAATCGGTATTCTCGAGTGCCTGACCAAGCTCGATTGTATATTAAAAAATCTGTAGTGGGTGTGTGATTGCGTTGCAACACAGGATCAATTTCAGCGTAACGATACCAGTCTCGAGCAATCACGGCGTGACTCCACCAATAACACCCAACTGCGCCATTGGATTCAAATCGTTCAAGGTCTTGGCTGTGTTGTTCGCTGTGCAACAGTATCACACGATCGTGCAAGAAGAACTCTCCAGCAACCACATTCATCAACACCGAGTATGGCGTGTTGGGTATGTCTCGGGGGCCTGATTTGTACTCAGACGAAAGAACTAGTGGCTGTAATTTTGCCGGTTCCCATTGATCAAAAAACAAGGGTTCTTGATCATGGCAAATCATGTGCATGGTGGCAAATTTTTTCACACGGTTCTGGGGCAATGGATTCAAGGGTTTGCAGTGTTTAAGTTTTCTTGAGCCATGCACATGCCAGCGATAAATTATTATGTCCTGGTCGCTGACCGCATGCAAGAAATTGTATAATCTATCTAAAGGAACACTCATAGTATGAAAAAAATTGGTTTTATTGGTATTGGTAAACTTGGGCTTGACTGTGCCGAAGTAATGGCAGAAAAGCATGAAGTCCGGGGTTACGATATTTACCCACGCACCAGTAACACGGTCAAAGTATGTGGCATTGAAGAATTGGTCAATGTCAGCGACTGGATTTTTGTTGCTGTGCCCACTCCTCATACCGAGGGTTACGACGGCTCAGTTCCTTCAAGTCACATGGAACCTAGAGATTTTGGACACGAGGCAGTGATCGACGCCATCAACAACATCAATCAGTATGCAACATCACCCAAAAAAGTAGTGTTGATCAGCACTGTGCTTCCAGGCACCACACGCCGCAAGTTTGTGCCCTTGTTGGATCCTCAGCACGAATTTGTGTACAATCCATATCTCATTGCCATGGGCTCGGTGAAATGGGACATGGTCAATCCAGAAATGGTCATGATTGGTACTGAAGACGGCAGCCTGACAGGCATTGCTGGTGAGCTGATTGAACTGTACAAAACAGTGATGGAAAACGATCCGCGCTACGAAGTTGGTACTTGGGACGAATGCGAAGCCATCAAGATCTTCTACAACACATTCATTTCGGCCAAAGTGGGTCTTGTGAACATGATTCAAGACTTTGCACTGAAAATTGGCAACATCAATGTGGATGTTGTTACCAATGCTCTGGCACGAAGCACCATGCGCATCATGGGGCCCAAATACATGACCGCAGGCATGGGCGATGCAGGTGCATGTCATCCCAGAGACAACATTGCCCTGCGTTGGTTGGCCAAGGAATACAACATTGGCTATGACTTGTTTGACACAGTGATGCATGCTAGAGAAATCCAAGCAGAAAATCTTGCCAAGTTCCTAGTTGATCAAGCCAAACAACATGGCATGAGTGTGGTAATTCACGGCAAAGCATACAAGCCAGATGTTCCCTATTGCATTGGATCATATTCAACCTTGGTTGGTTTCTATGTCAAGAAGTTGGGATTCAATGTTAGATACATAGACCCCTTGGCAGATGACACAACCGAAGTTGTGTCAGAACTGGTTGGTCCTTGTGTCATATTGTGGGCACACAATCGAAAAATCACATATGAGTACACTGGTGAACAAGCTGACACTCCACCTTACTGCAACATCCCGGCCGGCAGCGTGATTGTTGATCCCTGGCGCAAACTGGAATCAACTGACACAATAAAAGTGTTACACTATGGCAACACACGCAATCATTAAGTATCACATTGAACAGTTTTGGGACGACGAGTTCAAACAGCTCAACTACATCAATGAAACATTTAATGACACAGTCAACCTAACAACTTGGTTGGCGCTGGGTTATGCCAACCAGTTCACAGGAGACATGTGTGACATGCGTAGTCCACAGCCCAGTTGGAACCATCAGTTTGTTGACATGTTCAAAAAAAAGGGCTGGAAAGATGTTGGCACCAGTTACTACAGAATGGGCACTGGCACCATACTTCCCACTCATGGGGATCTGTACGTGAAGTACATTGAATTGTTCAAGCTGCAAGGGCAACAGCACCGTATTCATAGAGCCATTGTGTTCTTGGAAAACTGGAAATCAGGGCACTACTTTGAAGGCAACGGTGTGCCTGTGACTGAGTGGCAAGCCGGTGATGTGGTAGAGTGGACCTATGACACTCCGCATCTGGCAGCCAACATGGGCATTGACCCAAGATACACACTGCAAATAACAGGATGGGTATGATTTCAACATTTAACGAGTGGGATCCTCTAAAAAAGATTGTGGTTGGTGATGCCAGCTTTGCCAACTGGCCCCGGTACGACCCAGTTTTTTCTCAAGAAAGTAAAAAAACTTCATGGAAAGAAACACCAGTACCGTCGGGCGCTGTACCACAGTGGATCATTGACGAAGCCAATGAAGATTTACAACGACTGGCCGATACCCTGACACTGTTGGGAGTCAAAGTAGAACGTCCCGCACCCTTGAATTTTCAAACCCACGATGGTATGTACAACTACTGTCCACGAGATCGACTGCTGGTGTATGGCAGTACCATAGTGGATCCTGCCATGATGTATCCTTGCAGGGACATGGAACTGCAATGCTATCATGACGTTGTAGACTTGGCTGAACATTACCATTTTATGCCTCGCAACGAGGGACTGGTGCTAGATGCTGCCAACGTCTGCCGCCTGGGCGACAAAATGTTGTTTTTGGAATCAGACAGCGGCAATCGAGCAGCGTACAACTGGTTGTGCCAGGTATTTCCCAATGTTGAAATTGAGTTGTGCAATTTTTATGCTGGAGTACACATTGACTCAACAGTGGTGCCCTTGAGAGAAGGTCTTGTGATGTTGAATGCAGCTCGAGTCAATGAAAGCAATTGCCCCCAGGTGTTCAAGACTTGGGACAAAATATATGTTGATGAAGTTGTGGCTCAGGGCTTTTATCAGTATCCCTATGCTTCCAAGTGGATTGCCATGAACATGCTGGTGGTTGATCCGCACACTGTGATTGTGGACAAACATCAGACTGAATTGATTCGCAAATTAGAGCAATGGAATTTCACCACTGTTCCATTGGAACTCCGCCACAGCCGAACACTGGGCGGAGGGTTTCATTGTGTTACCTTGGATCTAGTCAGGGGCAATTAGCCCAACAGGCTTGACCCATCATTCTGTATTGATTCGTCAAAGCCGTCGTATGTGGCGGACCAAGCAGGTGAACCCAATTGATTGATAAAATCCACATAGGTCTGGGCCGATTCCTGAGTGTTCCAAGCCCGGCGCTGTGAATAATACACTTTTGATTCTGCAAACTCTTTTGCTGTTTCACCAATCTGACTGTTTCCGTGATTGGCTTCAGTAGAAGTTATACTAGCAGCCCAGGCAGTGCGAGAATACCAAATCTCATCAACAGCGTCCTTTTGCATAAACGTAAAGCCTTGACCATCTGTTAACCCAAGTTCAAATCTTTTTTCAAAAATTTGTAGGTAGGTATTTTCAATGTCATTGGCCAAAATTGGAGTATCAATCTCATTGTTAAAAGTGTTGGTGGTAACGTACATGTTCGGTGTCCTCTGATGTTGTATTTACCATCTGACTTGACCATTAAGGCAGATCTGTGCTATAATACAGCATGACTACACGTATTGGATTTTGTTGCAAATGGCTCAATGACCCCAGTGAATTTGGGGGCATGAAGGTCAATGCTGTGGACCGTGACCTAAACGGCCGATCAACCACCATGCGCTGGCTTCGCGAACACAAAAACAAAGCCGAACAACGCCAATGGGACATCATGAATCACAATGCTGCCGCGGCTGTGAAGATGATTGAGCGTGTGGCCACACTGCCGCCTGAACGGCGCATGGTACGCCTGGGTTCAGAAATGCTACAAGGCTATACCGAGCCCTCGTGGATTGACTGGTGGCAACGCACAGAAATTCAAGACCACTGTGCAAAGATTTTTGCACCCATTGGCGAAACTGCTCGCAGACTGGGTGTACGCATCAGTTTTCATCCCGGGCAGTTCTGTGTGCTGGCGTCGGAAAGTGACGAAATTGTAGAGCGTAGCATTGCAGAATTTGAGTATCATGCAGACATGGCACGTTGGATGGGCTATGGCGCCACCTGGCATGATTCGGGCTTCAAGATCAATGTGCATCTTTCGGGCAAGGGAGGCCCGGCCAAGTTCTTGCGCACACTGGGTAAATTAACCCCCGAGGCTCGCAACCTCATAACTATTGAAAATGATGAAATAAGCAATGGACTTGATACTACTTTACTTGTGGCTGAGCATGTGGCTCTCGTATTGGACATACACCATCATTGGATCAATTCCGGCGAATACATCTCCCCTCAAGATCATCGTGTGGCAAGGGTTATTGACTCTTGGCGTGGTGTTCGTCCTGCTCTTCACTACTCAGTTAGTCGCGAAGATATTTTGGTCAATCATGATCAACGAGTTCGCCCAGACCTTGCTGCCCTTCTTGGTGCAGGTTATAAAAAACAAAAGTTACGAGCACACAGCGACCTTTACTGGAATCACGCTGTGACCGATTGGGCTCTGACCTTTGCTGAAGATTTTGACATTCAATGCGAAGCCAAGGGCAAAAACATTGCAAGCGAACAAGTTTATCAACGATACCAACAACATGCTTAGTGTGTATCAAGACTGGGATCCACTGCAAACATGCATTGTTGGTCGCACACTGCCACCTGAATACTATGCTTGGATCACTGTACCTCATGTGAGAGATTTGTTTGAAAAAATGGCCATTGAGACCGAACATGGCTCACAGTTGCTGGCTAACAAACTGCAAGAGCTTGGGGTGCATGTTCTTAGGCCAAACGTGAATTTGCAATATCCTGCACATGAAAAAAATGTGTTTGTGCCACCACTACAACCTCGTAATCACATGATGATGATTGGTGATAAATTTTATTACCAAGACTGGAGCACACAGTACTGGAAAAACTACTATGCCAACATAGCGGATCCTTCCTGGGAGAAGTACAACAACGTTTATGATTTCTTGGCTCATGCACCTGACTCACATGTAAATGAAGCATATGATCAATTTGGCCTGGAGCAAGAAATGTGTTTTTTGACTCACTTCAATGACACCCATGGTGATATCTTGCAATTTATCAAACAGCAAGGAAATCAAACAATTGACTGGGACCGGACCGATGGCGGCGCACTAACCAGGGTTGGGCAGGATTTGTATTTTGGAACATCGGTCCAGCATCGAGACATGGATCAATTAAAAAACATTTACGATGCAGAATTTCCAAATTATCGCAATCACATAATTGACTCAGTTGGACACACTGATGGCATATTTTGTATTGTGTGCCCTGGGCTAATTGTTGCGAATGATGACCCTGACTGTGTGATTGACTATGCCACGTATTTTCCAGACTGGGAAGTGATATATGTCAAGAACACAAATTTAATGGCAGCTCAATACAGCAAGTACAAAGAGTTTTTTAAAAAAACAAAATCACGTTGGTGGATACCGGGTCATGAACAAGACCAAGATCTAATAGCAACTGTGGAAGCTAGTTTTAATTCCTGGATTGGGTCATCGGGAGAAAGCATATTTGATGTAAACATGCTGGTGGTTGATGAAAAAAATGTTATCTCCAGTGTGCAAAACACCAAACTAATTTCTATCCTGGAAAAATACGGAATTACAGTGCATGTTCTAGATATTCCGCACTCTTATTTCTGGGACGGAGGAGTTCATTGCATGACATTGGACCTTGGCCGCCGGGGACAACAACACGATTATTTTCCCGGTAGATCATGAACACACTGTTAAAACCCACCTTTGATTGGATACGAGATGACTTTAAGTCTAACCAAGTTCGTTTTGCTATTGAGTTGCTTGCTTGGGCTGCTAGCATTGGTTGCAGTATTACTATGGCACTCACAGTCCCCAACCCACCGCTTCTTGCTCTTTATCCTATTTGGATTGCTGGTTGTGCCATGTATGCTTGGGCTAGTTGGACTAGGAAATCTTTTGGCATGTTGGCTAACTATCTACTGTTGACCGCAATTGACACGGTGGGGTTGGTTAGAATGATGATGTAAAAAAAGAGCTCCTGGGGCTCCTTTTTATTTGGCAGATTTTTTTGCGCGGGGCTTGGCGGCTGCTTTGGCTGCACTGGGTTTTTTGGCAGGTGCTTTTTTGGCCTTGGTAACTTTGGCAACAGGTTTCTCAGGCTGCACTGTGGTTTCCACTACCGGGAATGGCCATGTGCCACCATCACTTTTGATTTCAGTTTTGACTTCTGGTACCGGAGTCGGAGCCTCGACTTTGTATGGGGCTTCGGTGCTGACCGTGGCTGGCTTTCCAAAAAATAACTCTTTAATTTTTGCAAACATTGTTTGTCTCCTTGTGCATTTATTTAGTGATCAACTACTAATTTATTTTTTAAAAAATGTTGCGCCGCAACATAAATAATGTTACAATAATGCATGGGACGCTGGATAGGCCGGGTCCTATAGCAAACTTGCTTAATTAAGGAGAACACCATGTTTACAGCAGACGCATTCATCGACACCGTTCAAACCGGTAAAAAGACTTTTGTCAATACCTTTGTCACAAACGAAACAGCCCGAGACGCCATGATCGAGTTCATTGACTCTCAAGCTGACTACACCAAAAAAGCCGTCAAGGCCACCACAGATGCTGCCGCCACTGTGACCAGTGAAACTGTGAAGGCCATGCAAGAAGCCACTAAATTTGACTATGTCAAGTTTGGCGAAGGCATCATGAACGCTTACACAGCTACCACAGCTAAAAAGTAATACTCAAGTACTACCTTGCAAAAATCCTGCCCAGAGCAGGGTTTTTCTTGACCAAATATTCCCAATTTGCTATAATATAGCATAGATTGATAAAAAGGAGCCCAATATGATGCACTCAAACGTACAAGAACTTATCGGCAAATTTGCACAAATCCTAGATCGAGATCCCTTGGATCAGATGGAAGACACCCAGGCCATTCTAACTCAATTCACACATGCCTTGGCCACAGAATTGGGCGAAATGGTAGCCAACGAGCCCGAGCGTGATGGTGTTCGCATGTACTTTGACGAGAAAATTGCTCGTTATGTGATCAAGAAGCACGTGGGGTTGTAAAAACGCAACACTGGTCTGATTGACCAATAATGCTCAATTTGCTATAATTACTTCACTATGAAAACAATCCAGTTCACACTGCCGCCTGTAAAGCAACGTGCTCATCGAGCCTTGTTTGATCAAGACTTGCCGTTCCGCGGTCGTGTGGAGCGTCCCAAGACTGATTACCGGCGCAAGCCCAAGCACCAGAATCGCAATCCAGATTCCGGTTGACCAATAATTCAAATTTGCTTACAATACTAACATGTTAAACTCTAAAGGACGGTTATGAAACACCTTGCTCTTTCCCTAGTTGCTGTGGCCATCTTGGCCGGCTGTAGTTCTTCTGGCAAACAGACTGGACCCATTAGCGAACAAAAACTGGCCACCAGTTTTGTTGGCGAAAACATCAAGATTGAAACCAGTTGCTCATGGTTTAGTTTTTCCAAGACCAACTGTGAACTTGTTTCCCTGGAAGTAGTGGGCACTGATTCCAGCTTTGGTGGCACTGCTACCAACCGCAAGGCTGCACTGACTCGCGCTGAACTCAGGGCCAAGGCACAAGTGGCACGATTCTTGAATGAACAGATCACTACCACACAGATCAAACATGTGATTGCCAAGAATCT